AGTCCCTGAACACATTCCTCCATTGGTATAGAGCAATATGTTTCGAAATTGATGGGGACAAAAACTTATCTCATGTAGTAATACTCGTCGTACTACTGACTTGTCTCCATACCATTTATCTAATGCTACAATAAATCGCTGAACTACTTCAGCCATCAAGGTACCATCAAACTTCTCAAAATCTCCATCAAATCCTTGGTCTCCTACTTCGAGCAAGTGTTTGACAAGCTTGTGCCATTCTAGTGATCCTCTGTTTATTCCAACAGCGGAAAAAGTGCGAATTCTTATTGAATAAAAATGGGCAGCAAACATTAGATTATACATACGTGACAGTAAAATATAATCCAATGGTGCTACTGTAAAAACTCGTGTTTTTCCAGTCTTAACCTTCTCAATTGGTCGACGTTCATCTTTCAATGTGTCTACCCAAGGACGTCCTAATGTTCGTAGTCCTCGTTCTGCATTTCGCTTGCGTTCAGCAAATAGTTCAGCCAATAATGGACTGGCAATACTATATTCTTTTCCATCATGAGAGAATAACTTTCGTTTTTCTCCTTTCAAAGCATTGTTAAATACAAAAGGGGTTCCAGGAGAACTCTTCATATTCAAACAATCCACATAATTCATGCCATGGACACCATTAATTGCCTCACTCATTGATAGAATACGTTTCTCAGCTTTTGACGGTTGAGCACATATTTCCTCAGCAATCGAATTACAAACCAAATCAAGTAAATCATTTGGAAATGGATGGGGTGTTATAGACCATTTATTGACTCCTCGTAGTAATATATCGCCAGAAAATTCAGTCATACGTGGGTCTTTCGCAGATAAAATTGCTGGTTCTGTTGTGTGTTGGGATATCATATCGTATAATGGTGATGGTTTGATAGTTGTGCGTGATGGTGAATGAACATAATCAGCTGCCTTACCTTGTAAATACAAAGTACCTTCAAGACCTACCTTATCAACATCTTCTTTCGTCAATATTAATTCGGCACATTCAGGTATCACAGGAACAGCAACTCCAACAGTCTCAAAACGTTCAAGTTTTTGCAAAGCCTGTTCAACCATATTCTTACTAAAAAGCATTCCTACTCCTTCATGTCTATCAGGGTCTCCAGCAACATGTAAAGCGACTACAGTTGGTTGTCCATGAGCATCCAAAATCACGGGTCCTCCACAATCACCATATCCAGTTTCTACATCATAATAAATGGTGTCAGAAAACATGACAGAAACTTCACGCCCTTCTCGGTTAACCTCATATTCAATAGCAACATTTACGTCTGTTATTGAAGAATTGGTTCGAGAAAGATCATGAGTATTTCTATCATATTGAAAAAATATAATTCTATCAGTCTTCTTGCTCTTAGCAGAGTTCGTAAAATGATTTACAATATTGGCGCGGGGATGGGTTGAACAAGCAGGCAAACGATATATTGCTATATCTTTGTCTTCTTTTCCAACAAGTCGCACCAATCGTGTATGATCAAATTTGAACTTTATTGATGTGCTTCTTACACTCATCTCAAAAATTTCTACATCAGTTCCATCGGGTATATAAGTACCATCATGTTGCATAAAAACATGTTCCACTGTCATAAAATCAAGCCCTCCAATAAATATTCCATTGGTCCAAGCTCGACGTTCTCCCATAGAAATTCTAATATGAATAAGATTCTTTCGGATTACATTTACTACACCATTATCAGATTGTGGTTTAACAGTCTTGCGTGGTATAACTGTATTTGTAGTTCCTGATTCAAGTTCAGGATGTTTGTTAAAATAGCCAGATAAAGTCAAATAAGTTGTCACAGTACAAGCTAAGCCAGCTATGGCAAGCACAACTGGTTTCCATGAACCTTCCTTTGCAAAGAAATGTCTCCATCCTTCAGTGAAACAACTAATCATCCATGAAACACAACTGCAAGAAAATCCTGCAGCCAAAACACTCTGATACAAATAAGTGCCATGTGTTACTAATTCGCCAGACTCTTTAAGAACTTTGGCATAAGTCCTATTAATAGTACCAAAACTAAGCTCTTCATCCTCGGAATCAGATGAATCTACTTCCTCATGAAGTCCTTCTTTCCATGCAAATGCTTCTAAATCTACTTCCATTGCATCCAATCGCTTATTCTTTTCATTGAAACGTTGAAGAATGTACTGTTGTGTCTCTTGTAGAGACATACAACCTCCAAGAGTTGTTGGTTTAACTCTTATGCATTTTTGCTTTGATGGTCCACTTGTTGTTACTTCGTGTTTCATATCCATTGTCTGAAAAATTCCTCGCTCATTTGTTGATAATGCGCAATTATTCAATCTGCGCACAATAGCATCCGGTGATATGAGAGTTGTTGGGTTAAACTCAGCCATATTTGATAAGCACATAACAATTGGTGCTACTAATTTAGTTCCTTTCAAACCAACTATCTTTCCAAGGGCTGGATCAATAGCAGGCATATCAAGAACCAAATCAGCTACAGAAACAATATTGATGAGTTCAATGAAATCAGTCTCTTCTCGGTGTTGGGCAAAATCATCATACAATATAACCTTATGCACAGCAGGATCATATCCAGCCCAGCTTTCTGTACCCGGGTTGAGTATAAATAAGCTCTCGTATTTCCTTAATAGTTTTACCAGGAAACAGAGGTGCAAGCAATGCTGGTGCATAAGTTGATTTTCCAACACCAGCCTTTCCAGTAACAAAAATACAAAAGGGTTCGCGTGATCGTCCTTCTGCTTGTGATAGTTCTCCGTTAAGCTTACGACAACGAGTGACAAATTCTTCACTCTTCTTTGTTGGTGACAAACGTTCAGCTTGTAATTCAGCAAGCAACTTTCCAAGTAAATTATCTGCCTTCGTTCGTTGTGTTTCGACAGTAATACAATCTCGGTTCTCAGTTAAAGCTAAAACACGAGTAATTGCACATTCAGTAAGAAGCTCATAAGGAGTTCCAGATTTCTTTGTCAAACTGTCTTCAATATATTTATCAGCAGTCATCGAAATAAAGAAAGATTGAATAAATCGCGGCATAAAAGCAACCAAGCCAATTGAAAGAGCCATGATACCTTTACCAAGAGTAAAAATAGCATTAAACTCCTTTGCAAATCCACTAAGTCGTGAAAAACCTCGTGAACTTGTAACAAATCCAAATATTTTACACATAAATGCATAAAATCGAAAATACAAATCCTTGCAATAATCAGTAATTCCAGCTTGTTTCTCTACTTTAGTAGCAAAGAAATCCTTAACTCGTCC